TGCGTATCCATCACCTGCTGCATAACCTACAGATACAGTAGTATTTGCAAGCGTAACATCCACTCTACCAGCTCTAGTTGCTGTACCAGTAACTAATATTTCAGCCTCAGCTAATACTGGGGTTCCGCCAGAGGTAGCCGCACATGGTAGTATATACATAGGTATCTTGCGATATGCTGATAAAGCACCACGAGCAACCTGATGTATTGGAGAACCTGCCCCTGTGAGAGTCTCTACCTCTGCCTCATTGTTAACTCTATATACTGTATTTGGTGTTGCTGTGCCACTGCTAAGCATTGGTCCAGTAATTAATACCCTGCGCTGTCCAGCACCTGCGGTGCTAGGACCTACGCCGAAATTAATTCTTACTCTAGTCGCAGGTACTAAATCTGTTGATGTGAATATTGCCATAAATTCCCTTATTGCTTGAATATTAATTCTATTTTTTGATCCATATTTGCCTCGATAATCTCTGCAGCAGATGTGGTCGCTTTTTCAAAAAACTTGGTAGCCTTTGTTCCAGGATGTTTAACTGACTTTGCAAATATAGGTCCGTTGTTTCCCTGAAAATATAAAAATTGCTTTCTACGTGCTTTGATAATATGAGCGTCGCTACCTTCCTCCATTATCACCGCTATCTTTCCTGGTATGCTTACCCTTATATTATCATCACTTATCATTTCAGCTCTGGTAGAGTTTTTTAACTTTGTCCCACCAAATAATGTAGTGCTAGATACGTTTTCTTTTACTTTTTCACCAAACTGTATCAATATATCAGTGGCTGCTGATTTTATATTATCTACTATCCTCTTGTGTAGATTTTTTATTTCTCCACTATTATACATCTTATTCAAATTTGTTTAAAATATTAATCAAAGGCTGATATCCATCTTCTATATCTGTATATATATATTCAAGTGGCTTTGTAATAGTTTCATCAGGTACATATCCAAGAAACTCATATGTTTCCATCTCTATTGTTACAACAGGTATTCTAATTGCTGTTGCATCATCTAAGCTAAGTGTCCATGCACCTATTTGTGAATTTATTATTTTAATATCACTAAAACCAAGCTTATCAAGGTTAGAATACCCATCATTATAGTTAGGATGTGTACAATTGTTATGAATAATGGTTTCAATCAATCCTGAGACTGCATTTAAAAATCCAATTAAACTAATTTCTTTGTTAATTCCAGTTTCACCTAATATATATTGTATTTTCCAAGTACTAATTCTCTGTTTTTTAGCTAATGTGCGGTTATTAATTACATAACGCTCTCTCCATACAGCTACACAGGGAAATTGTAGATATTCTTGTAATGTTAAATAACTTTCTGGATTTGTTGGAATAAATTGTTTAATAACATACCCGTCAGATATTACTTTTTGATATGTTGCGTTTAAATCAGATTGTATTCCTGCTAGAATTAAATCTCCAAGAATCTGTAGTGCTGGATCTACTGTCTCTCTCACTACCTTATCAAAAGGATTTAAAGGGAACTCTACCGCGCCTATTGTCCATCCCATGTTATCCTTTTTACCAGAAAATTTTATTCATTTCCAGCACGCTTTAAATATAAATACCAAGATAAAGTCTTTTCACCAACAAAACCGGCTTTTAAATACTTTACATTATCTATTCCTGGTCCATCTACTCTAAAATATAAATTACCTTGTCCAGGCTCTAATACACTGTATTCTGTGCCATATAATACTCCACCTACCTCATGTGCAGGTGTTATTGGTCCAACAGTTAACTCAGCATCAGATGGAGCTCCACGAATATAATCATCATGACTTGTAAATACTACCTTTGGGTTTCCATTGTTGGGGCTTATACCCTCTAATATAGGTGTGATAATCGTATCTATAGGATCCGATCCGTCCCAACGATTTGTTCTAATCTCATTTATAGCTGTGACGCTATATGGTCTTGCACCTACTGTCTTATCTAAAAAACCCCTAATACCATATAATGTTGGTAGTAAGTTATTAAGAATTGTCATTTTTCACCAAAACCCAGTAGATAATCCAGACGGAATATTAATCTCACTTCCATAATAATTCCTTGGACATTCAACTCCGAGCTTAATAGCAAGTCTGTTTATTAACATCTTACCAGTATGAGATATATCAACTGTCTTTCCTCCAGGGAAAAACTCAATATCTCCCTGTCCTGCTGATTTAATTCCAGATACTGATAAGCCTGTCACTAATGCGCTATCTACCTCTTCTAGTTGAGCTAATACAGCCTCTATTTCAGACTGTACATAACCATCTACTAAATTCATAGCCCACTCAATATTACTATCATAATTTAACCAGCGATCAGGATATCCCAAATATGTGCGTATCCTGGTCCGCTGTAAATCGTTGAGTGCCATTTTTATTTCCTTTTACCCTTTGCTTTCTTTGGAAAAAGACCGTTAATTATTTTAGTCTTAGCTTCTTCTTCAATTATTTCAATATCTTTTTCCAAAGGCTTCTCATATAATATCTCAAAAGCTTTCTCAGATTTAAAATGTATACTACCATCATCTTTTTCTTCTACATGTGTAGCAAAAGTGTCGGTGTCTATTGGTAATATACCAGTTATTCCCTTCATTATTACTGTGTTAATTGGTTTTGGCACATATTTTTCAGCTTTGATTTTTGAAGCCTTGATTACATAATCATATTTATCACCTATCTCAAAGCACTCTCCTGGAAATACTACATACTTTACTCCGCTAATTGTAAATCTAAGCGTAGTATCCCCAGGATTATACCATACAGACATAAATGGACTTCTCTCTTTTATTAAGATAATGACAAACTAATATTTTCTCGCTTACCAAAACAATTGGGCTTATCAACACATAACTGAAGCATATTAGATACAACAGCCTTTTTAGCATGAGCAGTACGACCCACAGCCTTGCAAGTAAAACCAGCCTCAAAATACTGATACACAGCAGCACCATGTGCAGCAGGTACCGATAAATCACCAAAACCAGGAATTACTGCAGGTGATTGCTCAGGTAATATCTCTAACCATACATGATCACTGTTTAAGTAATATATAGTTCCAAGATCATTTACCGTATCAACGTAACCATCAGGATCCTCAACAAAAGCACAACCATTAATCACAATGGTAGGTACTGATCCACTACCTAATACTGGATATCCAGTAACAGATGAAAAATCAGCTACATATTGTACGTTCGCATCAAATAAAGCCTGAATCTGCGTGAAAACTAATGGGTTGCAAATTGCAAGGTTAGGTCTCACTCCACCAGCATTGTTAATCTCTGCAAGATCTGAATAAAGCACTTTCTTGGTTAATGTCACCTCATCCGTGGCAACTAAACCAGCCCTCCAATATGTTGCAGATGTACGATCAATACCACCAACAGTATTGCTAGTGTCGATCCAGGTGTCTAATCCAATAAGAGTTTCAGTGGATCCTACCCCAGTACCATTAAAAATATTGCCGTTTATTTGCTTCGCAACCGCTGCCGATGCACCAACAATTTGACGACCAATCTGATCCACATTCCCAGGTACCCCGTTTAGTCTAGCCGCAGCTTGCGCTTTGTCCGTTACACCAAATGGAGATTCATAGTTTGCTAATGCTAAGCTAATGCCACTCTGTGCATCACTGTTAGCTGTTCCTACCTCAGCTCCCTCTTCATATGTGCTGGCAGTTAATCCACCAATGTCAATAGCATAATCAGCCTTATGCGAACGCGCCTGGCGCTTTGGCATAATGGAGAAGGTTGGAGATGATCTGTTGATTTGACGAGTAGCCTCATCCGCATATAGCGTAGAGTATACAATTAATCCAGTATTTGCGTCTGCCATAATTTTCCTTTGTTATTACAAAATATCAGTTATCCCTAAATGGGATAATGTAGCCAATACCTGAGCTTCCTTGCTGTTTTTTCCACTAATTACTGGCGTTTGTCCGTTTCGCACAGTGTTAGTGTTAGTTGGCGCAGGTAAATATCTCTTGTTCTCGGGTTTTTTAATCCACTCAGAAACTGCCTCGGTTATACTATATGATAATCCATCCATCTCTATTACAGATTGACCACCCTCTACCTTGGCTTGCGCCTTTAATTGACTGGTGGCTATGTCTAACCATGTATCACTTACCTTGCCCCTTAATGCCCCACCTAATTCATTGTGAATCTTCTCGCTGGCAAGTCTGTTCTCTAATTCTACCCTCGCTTCCCTCTCCTTCTTTAACATACGCTCTATCTTGGCAAAATCCTTGTTGGAAGAAGAAGATGTCTCGTCTGTCATATTGTCAGCTTGTACTGACGGTAACTCTGCTTGGGTCTTTAATTTTGTCTCAAAATGTTTCGCAAACTTCGCAAACCTCGCGTCTAATGCCTTGTTCAATGATTCGTGATCTACATAGCTTGGCTTCGTATTTACACTTTCCTCTGTTGATGATACCTGTTCTGCTTTCTCTTCGATTACCATACTTTCCCTCAATTATGAGCAACCTGGTTAACGCCAGCTCGTTAAGGTTAACTCTTAACCTCATTATATACTGTATTATTATGCTGTTTATTGTTGGTTATTGCGTATTTTGTTATTGAAAGATGTTGTTACCAGAGAATTTGTTTTATTTTTCCAGATCGGGAATATCTTCTGTTGACTCAACCCCCAATGGGGCAGGTATATTTCTTCCCTCCTCTATCTCCTTATTAATCTTCATCTTTATATCTTCTTTCATACCCTGAAATGTTAATTCATTAATTCTTTTCTTTAACTGTATTGTATATGTATCACTTATATTGTTCAATTGATTGAAATCTATTCTGCTCAATACCTCAGCAATCGTAGATATGTCAGGTAATTGTAACGATTCCAAATGCTCCATCCCTGTTACACTCCACGTAATTCCCTCTCCTCGTATCTTTGATATCATATCCAATACTACCTTGGCATGTTCCTTTATTATTATTCCAAAATCCTTCATCGTAGTATGATCCTGCTGCTTATCAGCAGATCTAGCCTTCGCAGATCTCACTAATGCATAACTACTGTCTGTCGAATTATAACTTAATCTAGAGCCTACACGATATAACTCATTCTTCGTGTCCTCACACCACTCAGATAATGATTTCGAAAATTCTGCAGGCGGATTGCTCCATGTAAACTCCGCCTTCTCAGGGATCTGTATCGCTCCAGTTGCACTTAATTCACTCAAATCTCCAGATGATTTAATTACAGGTACACTGTAAGCTTGAGCTT